CAATTTCATTGGCAACACAATTTAAGGCACATCCTCCCCCTAACACAAGATTTTTAGATTGGGTGATTTGTTGGGCGCGAGATAGCAAATCGTGAAAATACAATTCATACACAAACTGGGTTGATGCGGCAATGTCATAGTATTGTTTCTTTGTTTTCAACTCAGGCTTCCACCAAGAACATCCACGATGAAGATTATGTTTCAATCTTAAAAGGGTGTCCTCAAGAAACATCTCGTTAGGATGAATATTTTCTTCTGTTTTGAAAAAATCATGTAATATATCCAATGAATATTTTGTAGGATTCCCATAAGCTGCCATACCCATCAGAATATATTCCTCTTCATTAGGTTTCAGTCCAATACGTTGTGTCATGGCAGAATACCACAATCCTAAACTATGGGGATATGCAACAGTCATTTTTCTTTTAAGACTGTGCTGTTTACCATGCCAAATGGTAGTGGTATCAAACTCACCTATCGCATCAATGACTAATACGGCAGCGTCCTTGAACGGTGAAGTAAAGTATCCGCCCGCCGCATGACTTTTGTGATGAGACACATATTTAATAGGGGCGACGATCCCATATCCCTTCAAATATTTTTTTACATTGTTTTCATTCCATCTCCACCCTTGTCCTGAAAATAGCTGGCGCAATGTTTTTAATACGGGCTTTTCATACCAAACAATTAATTCTGGTTCACCATATTTACGAGCATCTGCAATCAAATCTACATGTAGATGCATATCATTTTTCTTTTTAGAGTACCGTTCACTCTGAGAAGCAAAAATAATGGTGTTATTATCTACTACGGTGATGGCAGCATCGTGGCTGTTAGCCGAGATTCCCCAGATTATCATGTGTTATTATTTGTAAAAAGTTTTCATCAGTGAATAAGGTATTTTCTAAATTGTCTACGAATAATTTATATCCCTTTGGGCCTGGATGTAAATGGTCTATGGCAATATCTATGCCGTCGAATTCATCGTCGTAGTCTTTACTATTCCAATCAGTAAATGCACTACAATTATATTCAGGGTCAAAATTTTGCATGAAATTGTGACCCTCAGTAGACCATGACGTAAGTACTGACATGATTCCATGGGATTTCAGAAAATATTTGATTAAAAAATACTGCTGAAGCCACATATAAAATGCGCTTGATGAATCTACGGCGTCAAACCATTTGTGTGATAATCGTTTTCGAACATCATCAGGATCTTCAAAGTCGGTGAATGTGCGATAAAACATATCCCAATTGTCATAGACTAATTCTTGTCTTTCAAATTCCGGGAAAAGTATAATTACCACATCAGGTTTAATTTTTGCACCTTCGATTAAACTAAACAATATCCGAAAATAGGAAGCGGTACCTAAACTTCTTCTTCCTAGATTAAACACAGGAATATCTATATTTAATTTTTCTTTAATTCTTTTCTGAAGTTGTGCCGGCCATGTATGTTCATATTTCACACCTTCTCCTTCCGTCATGGAACATCCTATACACACAATTTTTTTATTGTTGGTGTGATGTGTAATAGTAGGGCCGCGAAATCCTAAAGAGTTGTATTCAGTTAATACTTCTCCATCTGCATAGGTTCGTAAAGTTTTAACGGCTTCTTCACAACCAGGTTTATATCGCTTAGGTTCTACCCAGGCAATGTCACGATATCCAACTATATCTTTAGGAGGAAATTTTTTAATATCCTTAAACTTAAACATATTGGCCTGGGTAGAAATGTCCCAACTCTTCATGATTCCTCATTACGCATTTTTTGCACTGTTTTATGTGCCTTAAATGTGTCAGGTCGAGTATCTAAGGTATGTGTATAGATTTTATCAATCGCACTTTTTTCTCCACAGGTTTCATTACAATACAACATTCCTTCAGGTTGGTCTTTACCCCACTTTTTTTCAAACACATTCTGCAAAAAACCACTGTTTAGAATTTCCTCTAGGGTATTGTTATGCAGAGTTATTTTTTCTAATCCGAATTCTTCAATCGCCAAACTCATCTGTACCGAACCAAATGTGTCAAAGTTAGCAACGTAATGCGTTGCAACATAACAGCATGGAAATACTCTACCATATGCATCGACATAGATTTCATGTTTCGTCATGCTAGGCACAGATGATAAATGACTTTTACAAATAATACTCGTACACTTCTCAGCTTCCTTGGGCTGATAGGTTTCTAGCATGTTTAAATATTTTTGTTTCTTTGTTTCATTATTATATTCAATATTATTTTCTAGATAGTTTACGTAGCTCGTTGCGTCGAAATTCAAATCACATATAGATTCTAATGTTTTAGCTGTACCGTCGATAGAAGAAAAGTTTGTATTTTCTAACGACGGAGGTTCAATTGTATATGCATATGATCCATCAGTATTTCTAACTGTCTTTCCTATAAGGATTCCCTCTCCTACGGTTGCAGGCTGAAATCCTAATGCTTTCTTAGGCACGAAGTATCGAAATCCTATGGATTGAGCCAACATTGCTGCTTCTTCAACTTGATGTTCGTTGTGTTTAAAAATCAAGTAGTCCCAGTAAGCTGTGCCTCCGGCTGCAATAAACGCTTTTGCATTAGTGATTGCTTTATTAAATGACACATTTCTTCTATACAAGTGATTGGTATCTTCTAATCCGTCAATTGAAAAAGTGACATGCCTTGTTGTATTGGGTCTAGAGGTTGCATTAATTTGTAAAACTTTAGCAAGGTCATGCCAGAACTCACTTGTTCTCATACCTCCGTTCGTATTAAAAAATACAGACGACCCGTGGGTGCAAACATATTCAGTAATTTTTAAAACGTCCTTATTCATCATCGGGTCACCGTGCGTGCCACAAAAAATCCAACTAACAATATTTTTGGCTACCTCGGGCGGAAACCATTTTATAAAATTTTCGTAAGTTATAGATTCAAGTTTTAAATCCGGTCTCACAACAGGCAAAGAGCTGCCATCAGGAACAGCTATATGCCGCGGACACATGGGACATCTCGCATTACAATGCGTAGACAGTTCCATGTGCACCTGATTTACAGTTTTAAAATTCCACTTATATTCCGTCATTATTTTCTACCATTAATTGATGAATTTCTGGGAAGTATTCTTCAAACTTCTGATTTCTATACAAGTCACTCGCCTTGGTGAATTTTTTGAAATCATTCCAATGTTTCTCATTATACGCACCATTCGTAATGAATTGTAAAACACTTTCCAAGAATACATTTTCTGCTATCAACGGAGTGAGTTTTTCAACGACCTTTTCTTTAAAATAATTGGGCATGTATTGAATGTTGTAGTATTCAGGATAATGAATTAGGTTTAAATAGAGGGTCAGCTTCCCGTCATTGAATTGTGCATTTTTTTGTTTAACATACTCAATCATTTTATCAATATAAAACACATTTAACGGACTTAAAGTCATACACACGCACATCTGACCATTATCATTATCTAAACAATACTGATACCAACGATCCACATTGGCATCTACAACATCCCAATCCGACGGGTATCGGATGTATTTGGCGTGATTTTCTAATCCATCAATACTGAACGCCATATCTACCTTCTTAAATTTTTGCAAGTGCGAAATATGTTCAGCAGGCCATATAGTACAGTTAGTATTATAATGCAGTATTTGGTTTTTGGCATAATCATTATCAGAACAGAATCTAATAAACTCCCACTGCTTCTTGATTAGAAAAGGTTCTCCACCATAAAAGTCTAAAAACTCTACGGTTGGCGCGGCCTTATGCACACTTTCCCAAAAGGGAGAATCGGCATCATACAGCACTGTATATTGTGTTTGTTGCTTTAAAAAACTTTCCCACGTAACATGTGGATTATTGTCCTTATACTTCAACTCAAAGTATTCTCGTATCCACTGACTGCTGCTCCATGGACTACATGTTCTGCACTTAATATTACAGGTGTTACCTAAATTTAATTCAAGAATTTTTAATTCATTCTCGCTGTTGAACTTTTTTACTTGATTATCGCGTACTCTCTTACTGCTTCTACCTGATGCCTCCTCGTCCCAACATTTTTTACAACCAGCATCCTTAATACCATTTCTAAGATTTTCTCTAACTCTGTTGATTGCAGGCGAGATAAAAATTTCTTGTAAACTGTGTTTGTCTACATTATATAAGTTTTTATTTTCATCCATCAAGGATTCTTCAACCATACAACAAATTCTAACATCACCGCTAGTACCTACAGTGAGACTGTGTTCGGCATTCACACACCAGGTATGTTTGTTATTTTCATTTATCATTTTCATACTCGTCGTAAACAGTTTTGCAGAAATTTTTAAATTCTACATATTCAGGAAATGTTTCATCAAAATTTAACCCACGGCGCTCGTCATATTCATTAAAGAACACCCAGAAATCTCGGCGCCCTCGTTTAATTAAATCATCAGTCAAATGAGGATGAGCTGCGGTGTTTAACGGAGTTTTCATGTAATCAGTAACTCGTTTCCATTTTTCAATCTCAACATCATTGAACCATTGCGGGTTGTCTTGTAAAAATTTCATGTTGTCGTCCATGTATGTATGAAACGATTCAGGCAGAATATTAATCATCCAATGAGGGGGTTCTTTCAAGTATGGGGTATCGAAAGCAATTCTTCCCACACCAAACTCTTTTCTCCACTCAATAATTTTTTCAAATAACATCTGAAAATTAGTAACACATAGCACATTAAACGTACACATGAAATTTATTGTGGCTTGCGGAAACATGTGCAAATAGTATCGTAAATTACGTTCCCAGTGTGCACAATCTAAACCGCCGCGCATATATTCTGCCTTTTCACCCCAGCTATCTATGGATGTAAACAGTGTAAAACTCTTGATTTTCTTTTCGTCTAACAACTTACGTATTTTGTCAATCGCTGTATCAAACTTTTCAAAGCTGATACCCATGTTAGAATTCATAGACAAGTTCAACCCGGGAGCAGGCTCCTGGTCTAGTATATCTAAAAAGCGATAAGTGGGAGGATTCATCAAAGGTTCGCCGCCCGTCAAACGAAGTGTGTGTAAGTCATTGCGCAGACTTGGCCACCATTTCCAAAAGGCATCAACGTAGGGATTTTCTTCGCGTGGAGAATAATAACTTTTTCCATGTCCATCAGGTAGTTGTCTATGCAAAAACTCAATACCATACTGATTGTACGTCAAATCATAATTCCCATGTTTCTTGATTTCATCCATCCATGAGGTAGATGCCTGTGGGCAACAATACCCACATTTAAAATTGCATGCATTACCAAAACTTAATTCAAGATATCGGGGATTAACATCAGCATCCCATGGGGTTTGTGCTATTTTTTCAATTAATGGTTCAGCAAAGTCGCTTGCACTGTGAATCATTCTGTCGCTAATGTAATCGGGTCCAAGATTTTCCACATTCCAGCAATAGTAACATTCTTCTGGACGAACACCTGTTAACATTTCTTTTCGGCGTTCTTTTTTCCATTGAGTGTTATGTAGAGCAGCAGGATTAGCCTCAATTTCATGTAGAGGAATATGTTGTGGGCGAGGATGATAGCAACTATGATTATCACCTGTGTGTAAATATAGTGTTTCGTGCAACCACTTCATGGCACACAAACTAGGACTCACGGCATTCAGTTTATCACGGGTTTTTTTAATAAATTCAACATGACTCATAAAATTTTTTCCTTTATTATATGTGCGATTATTTGGGCAAACTCATCGTGGGCTTCCTTCACAAAATGTCCGCCGGGCATGTGTTCTTTCATATTACTTATGAAAGGTATACATTCAGAAAGGCCTGAATTTTCGTATAATGTTTTAAATGTACTGTTATTTTTGTCAGCACAAAAATTGATTATATCTGTGAATCCATGAATGGCTACAAAAATAGGAGGAATTCCTGTTTGATTTATAATAAAGTTGCGCAATAGTGTAATACTGTTTAGGTATCTAACCAGCATGCCGAAGTAATCTTCTCGGCGCAAATAATATTTTGTAAAATTAATAAATTCTTCTGAATTGTTCAATATAGGATCAAACGGCATTTTTTTTAGGAAATCAGGTAAAAGTATAGATTTATCATATCCAGTTGTGTTATAGTATCTGTTATTTTTGTTAAATGCATCTTGAGCATTATGGCTATGGAAAAAAGTTATTCTATCGGGTGCGGTTAGCTGCACTACCGCCAAATCAACATTAATTCCTTTTTCTTTTAAGTTTAAAATATCTACTACAGTTCGATGGGTCATTGCTTCTTGCGCTGATCCTCCTGTTGCACTGTTCAAGAAATTTATATTAAGGATCTTCGCTACCGAATTAGGCCAAGCTCTTTCATACTGCAAGTCAATATGTTTTTCGTAATCACGCTGACTCAACTCATTAACTGTCGATTTCATAAATGCAGTATATTCTTTCCAAACTTCCATTGAACTTTTAGATTTTCTACCTGGCCAACTGAGAAACATATCGTCGGCTAGTTCTGTTCCTGCAGTAAAACTATCGCCTGTAAAATATATAAATGGTTTAGACATACTTTATTAGTGTAGGGAATGTAGTGTTAAATGATTTATTTCTACGTTTATCATATTCATTAATAAAATATATGAAATTTTTCTTGTTTAATTCGTATTCAGAAGTATTTAGTGGTTCTTCCATGACAGCTATATCACGCTTTAATTTTAAAATTTCATATGGTTTGAATCCTTCGAAGGTGCGTGAATAATTTTCATCCTGAACATGTTGTTCCATGAAGATTAATACCTTTTTCACTTCTTCTATTTCAGAAGATTTTGCGTTTTGAATGCTGAACCAATTAGGATATCTTAAAATTGGAATATCGAACCAAATTCTTTGGAATCTTTTCAATTCATACGGAGGATGTATGATATTATCTGATGGCGGAGGAGTAAAGATAATTCTTTTTTGATTTTTACCACCAAACTCTTTTCGAAGTTGAAGTATCAATTCCATGAATTGTTGCAAACTTGGAATACTAAGCAGATTAAATGTATTGATGAAACTAATACTAGTATGATGTGTTTCACTTAGAAAGGTTCGAATATTGTTCAATAATCTTTCATAGTGTAGGCCATCGCGCATATACTCTGCTTGTTCTCCCACTCCGTCAAGACTAATAAACAGCATAAAATGTTTATAAGCAGGTGCAACATATGCATGATTACCGGAATTTTCATTAAAATTTTCAGGATCATCCCATACACGTATTTCTTCTAGCTTCTTTACCTTGTCTAGAAAAGTATCAAATAATTTCTGGTCAGGAGGACAAAAATTACTCGTTATACTTAATTCAAGTTGACCGTGAGGATTTTCATTTACATAATCAAGAATCTTAAATGTATTTTTATCCATTAATGGCTCGCCGCCTGTCATACGGAAAACACGCAGTTTTCTATATATTTCAGGCCACCATTCCCAGAATGCTTGTACATATGGATTTTCTTTGGAAGAAATTTTTAAAGGCATCATTCCATTTTTTTCCAATGCCGAGATATCATTATGCCCATGGTCGTGTAGTTTAAATGGCCCATGTGTTTCAATATCCTCTTGCCATGCGGTACTAAGATGTGGACTACAATACATGCATTTAAAATTACATGCTTGATTAAAATTTACCTCAACATATCGAGGTGCTCCGGACCAACTACTTCCATCCGCAACAATTTCATCAAACGCAGGAGCTGCCCACCATTCACTGCTACGATAATGTCGGTCGCTTATGTGTCCCTTAGGATCTTCACTTTTTGCATCCTCAATTTTCCAGCAATATGAACATCCGTCTGGGCGCTCGCCCTTCATCATTTGTTCACGTTCAGCAATTTTTATTGGTGTATTATGAAGAACACCTGGATTATTTTTCAATAATTCTACAGGAATAGAGTGAGTTGGAGGATGATAGCAGCTTTGTGTTCTTCCTTGTGGGAGGTGTAAACTAACTTGAAGCCATTTTGCTAAACACAAAGAAGGACTAACATTATTTAATTTATCGCGCATTAACTGTGCACGGTCACCATACTCAGCCGTCATATGACTTTACCCTAGTTCGTAATATTTTATAATCACATTCATATATCTTGCTTATAATATAATCAATCTCTTGTAACATGTCAATGCTTTCAGGTGTAATTACAACCTTCTTCATAGGTAACGCGGCTGCAACTCCTCCTAGCTTATCTTGCGTAAAATGTGAGAGATCGTACATGTCTAATATATGATATTCGTCGGGCGAAAATCCTGTATATTCAAAATACGTAATAAGAGGTGTTGTATGTGTATCAAATTGTAATAGGTTCTGTAGTTCGTCAATAGTATACTGCCTTAAAAGAAAAAGTATGTTTTCTATCATATCTTTTCTAAAAGATAGGTGTTTATATGCAACGGTGTACAACTCATTATACGCAATCCCGTATTCTACCTTGTCTTTGAACTGTTCATATACAAACATATTGTACCAGGCAATAAATCTATCTATGGGGTCTCGATAAATAAAAATTTTTTTGTATATTTTTTCGTTGTGTAATATGTCATTATTGGAATCGTCTGAAATTTTCAATTTTTTGTATTGGTGTTTCTCAAAAAGAAGCTGATCAAGATATCTTGAAGCGCACTTGTTTGCTGATACTACCAGTATACCAGGAGGAGTCGAAAGATATGCTAAAAATTCAGGAAAAGGATGAGTAATTTTCATACTAGCTCTTGTAGATGTGGCCACAATTCAACGAACTTATATTTTTTTGCGTGATAGATGTTTTCCAAGTTTTCATGAAAAATTCTTATTTGGTCTTTTTGTATCTCTGAATCGTCCTTTAGTAAAGAGTTTTTTAACATTGACAAAGTATCTAAGTCTAAATTTTTTCCATTTCTTAACAGTACCTTATTAATTTCTTCAATCGCCAAAATACGAAATTTCTTAGGTAAGTAATTGACATTGAGTTCTACAGGCCCTTCAATCTTTTGCCACCCCACTTCAATATTGTTTTTCTCAATAAAATCGTAGTATTCTTCAAGATTAAAAGCAGAATATACGCAGTAGAGAGGTCTGGCAACTATTTTTGAGTTTGGAAATTCTTTTTTAATAAGGGATAAATTATGAGAAAATTTATCCCATGATGCATTATGTCTCACATATTCAAATTTCTTACCTACAGTCTCAAAGCTGAGATGAAAGGTTACATACTTAAAACATTTTAGCTTTTCGTAAATTGGGTTACCTTCTAACTGTGTACTTAAATTGGTTAGGAACAATATAGAACAATCAGAATTTAAATTCTCTAACAACTCAATATTCCTTTTTTGTAAAAAAGGTTCCCCGCCTAAACATAGCACGTGCCTTATTTCCTCTGCTTTATCTTTAATATATGACATAACTCCGTCATTATTTCTAGGAGGTGTTTGATATTCTTTTTTAATGGAAGCCCAAACCGAACTAAAGTATGGCATACAATAGTTGCAGGCTAAATTGCATGTATTATCCCACCGAACGTCAAGCATGTCAGGGGTGTGATACAAGATATTATCCTTATAAAATGCATGATTTTTAAACTCTTCCTGTGTCCTGTGCCGTTGACTTTCAACCCCGCGGTCTTCTAGTTCCTTACACAGGCCACAATTTTTATGCCATTCCCCCTTTAAAATGGTATTTTTAATATCTAATAATTCATCACCTTTAAGAATTTCTTCTATTGTGTTTTGTTGTAGATCGCCTAAATTGACCCGGCCCGCACAACACGTTTTGATTTTACTATCAGGACCTATAAAAATTTGCTTCCAGGGCTCTGCACAGAAATTATTGGTCATATGGAAGGGAATTGGGTAGAATAATTTAAATAATTTAAATTACCAAACTTTAAAAAATTTGCAGTTCTAGCTTGTTTTTCTTTACTTAAAGAATTATTTTGTATAATCTCGTCTATTCCTGGCTCCTTAAATGCAATATACCTTTCTTCAAATTTTCCTGTGTGAAGTATATCTAGAAAAATTTTAGCGAATGCACATTGTGTTGCTTTAGACATATGATTTTTACAATCACTTCCATGCTTAGATGTGGGTTTGATATTGAAATAATTAATATATTTGGCAGTTCCTTTCTCATTCCACTCTGTGGGTATTGCTTCATCAGAGATAATAATATTTTTATCCTTATCATCTAAAAATTGTATAGTTGAGATATCCCACAGTGCAATACTACCTAGTAAATTTGGTACGTTAAAGTTATAGGTATTATAAAAATGTTTGTAATGTTCCGAGAAAAATCTTTTCCGATTAAAACAATAAATAAAAATTGTGTTCTGTTTACTGAACAACCTCTCAACCATATAATTATCTTGAATATGCACTATTTCTGAATTGAAAAGTCTTTCCATATACTTAAATCCAATTTCTTTGTACATATTAAGATTTTCGTTAGACACCACCGCGTTATTTGTGCAAACTAATATTGATTGGTCTACGTTAATTCCAGCTACTATGAACAAATCATCATTTATATAAATTCTGTCGCTACCTGTAATCAAAAAAATGTTTAAACAATTTTCATCATAGTACTTTGTAAAGAGTGATATTGTTCGTAAATTAGGCGAACCAACATAACTGTAATTTAATACAGGTATACCCAACTCCTTGGCGATTAATCCGATCCATGTTTCTTCATCACTATAATGCCCATAGCTATCACCAAAAATTTGTAACGCCTTAGGAGTTTTACCCTGAGAAACAAAATTGGTGACGTACATATCATGAATGTATTTTCTATACTCGGCGTTAGTCATTTATATCCTAAACTCATGTAACGTGTGAATTGTGTGCAATCCAATGACCCAGAAAATAAAGTATAGGAGAGAGGATTGTGGTTGGTGAATTCTTGCAACGTGGGGAAGCATCGGACATGTTCTATACAGGAAAAGTAATTATTGCCTTGTAGTATTACTGGGATATGTACAGGCACATTCACTAACCAGGAGTCAAATACTTCCTGTGATACATGTTCTGTAGAGGTATTTATTACTAAGGATGGCACGTAGTATGAAGAATATGTCTCCATGTCATCGCATACAAAGGTAATTCGACTATCATCATTAGATAATTTCTTGCCCATCTCAATACACTGAGGATCTTTGTCAATGGAAATGACGTTGACATTTGGAAAATTATCAACAATCATCTGGGCTAATATTCCATACCATCCTCCAAAAATATACACATTACCTGGTGGAAACCAACACCCCCAGCCATAGGTGTGCAGGATATTGACAAGCCATGCCTTACTATTCAATTGACTTGCCCAAAAATTTTCTAAAATGCGGTAATTATCAGGATTTTCTCGGATAACATTCATCCAATCTATTACCCGATGGTGTGAAATCACATTTCTCATACATCAGCGATAAATGAAAGGATCTCTTTTCTTCATTTCCTGTAATCTACGCTTAAATTTATAATTTTCTAATCTTGCAAGAAGCCAATCGACTATTTTATCTAAAATTTTCAGTGTCATACTGTGTATTGCTCCAAAGAACGGTTAAGTTGGGTGTTAACTTGAATGAATTGTGCCTTTTCAGACATTTCTGAGATATTTATAGCGCCTATATAGGCACAGGTTGAACGAATTCCCCCCAAAATGTCGGAAATGGTGTGTTCCACCAGCCCTTTATACGGGATTTGCACCACGCGCCCCTCGGAAGCCCGATAATTCTTCACTTGATTGTGTTTTTGTTGGGCAGCATGACTACTCATCCCATAAAAAATCACTTTTCCATCCCGAATTTCTTGTTCCGACTCGTCATGCCCCGCAAACATGCTACCAGCCATCACCATTTGGGATCCAGCTGCGAATGCTTTCGAAAAATCGCCGGGATTCACACATCCCCCATCACTTTGCACACCACCGCCCGACTCCGCCGCAGCAGGAACACACTCCATCAACGCGGAAAACAAGGGATATCCAACCCCCGCCATGCGGCGTGTCGTACACACCGCCCCTGTTCCAATACCAATACGAGCTAAATCAGCGCCTGATTCAATTACTCGGCGTGTTGCTTCAGGTGTTGTGACAGTTCCTGCCATGATGAAGGCATCGGGTATGTTAAATCGTACTTTCGTGATGAAATCATAGAAAGGATTCATGTATCCGTTTGCCACATCAATGACAATTTTCGGGGTGAACTTTGATACGCGGTCTTTCCAAACTTTTACAATACTCATGGCTTTCTGTAATTCTTCTTCATTCATGCCAATGGTGATGAAAGCATGGCTGACATCTTTTTGTTCCAGCCAATCTCTCAACACATGATGCTTGGTGATGGCAGTAAACATACCAAACTTTTTTAATGAATGATGCATACTAAATGTCCCAACACCATCCATGTTGGCGGCAATGATGGGAACACCCGTGATCTGGGCGCCGTGACATCCTTGCAATGTTGTTGTCAAATCAACTTGACTGCGTGAAGTGATGTCAGAAAATTGTGGCACAATCAACACATCATCAAAATCCAATTTTGTCATCATGATGCCTTTTTCGTCACCGTTTCATATAATGTTTCAAAGTCTTTGTGCATTTCAACTTCTTCGCTGAAATTACCCTTGTGATATGTGCGGGCAAGTTTATTCAGGACCTTTCTGTTCAATTGTAGATCATCGCAAATATCCTTCTTAATCGTCTTTAGCAAATCACGCTCTGCATCCATTCGTGACATGCCTGCAGAAATGTCCTTCAAGGCGTCAAGAAGTTTAAGTTTATCCTCGGGGGATGTAGGAAGTGTCATTGTATATTCTCCATAATTCAAAATGTTCACCTGGGTCTGATTTTCTCCCGTTCGGGAATGCTATATCCTGATGACCCAGAATAGGTTTTGTTTTGCTATCAGGATACTTAATATTAATGTATTCAACTACTTTTTGCAAGCTCGCATATTGTGCATCGGTGTACTGTAACTTGTCTTTGCCTTGAAGGCATACACCAATACTAAATGCATTCCATCCTGTAATGTCTTGCCATTTTGTTTTGCCCGCATGTTTTGCAACATATTTCAAATCCATGAATTGTGTAATGGTACCATCTCGGGCAATGAAATAATGGTATGCCAATCGTCGCGCGCGCAAGACCAAACGAGTTGTGGCAGCATTTAAATTACCGCCATCATTATGCACCACAATGTAATTTTGTGTGGTGTCTCGTTTAACTTTACTCGACAAGAAATTCTTTTTTACTTGTAGAATCGGCGGGCGAGGTGTTTGTGCATTTGCAACATACGGGACAACAATGAGAGCAATTATTACACTGATGCGTGTGAGCATGTTTCATTTCTCCTTTTTTTGGAAGAATGAACCACATGGCAAGATATAAGGTGATGATGGGCACAGGTGTAAACATTAAACAAAAAAATACGATACGAATGATTGAAACATCCCATTTAAACAATTCCGAGATGCCACTACACACGCCGCCAAGTTTCACATCTGTTTCACTCCGATACCATTTTTTCATATTATCTCATCTCCTGATATTTTAACCATGCAAGTTCTTTCGCCTTTGTTTCAAGGTCGATATCTATATTTAGACGATAATCATCTATACGATTGAGCGCATAATCGGAGTGTGCGCGCGGGTTACCGGACACCCCTTCATTTAGATTTTTACTTTCACTGTAATGAAACAAGGGAGTACAATCCCATGTTGTGGATGCCAAGTGTGCTGCTTCATGGCTTGTCAACCCATCAGGATGAAACGTATGATGAAAATAATCAAACGTGATAGGTGTGTTGATTTTCATGTAAATATGATCAAACAATTGTTTCACGGAAAATGAATTTGCCTTGTCATCATTTTCCACCACCAATCTTTTTTTAGTATCATCTTTGAGCATTTGAAACCGATCAATGAATCGGTCAACCACTTCAAGAGTGAAATTCATACCCACATGAATGTTCAGCGGATAATAATGATTGGCAGGCAGCTGTAACATGGTCATTACATCATTGTGATGATTCAAATCATGAATGGATCGCCGTGCCACGTTGTCTTTTGTAGTTCCCAATTTCACAAAATGGTCAGGATGAAACGACACCCGTTGCCCACTATCTCGGATGATGTTCCCTGCTTTTTTGAATGCATCCAGAATTTCAACCATGTCAGGCAAATCATCAATTAGATATTCCGAGTTCCACGGAAACAAGTTACTACCAATACGAAATACGTGAACATTGTTTTCCACATTCCATTGTAGAATGGTAATCAAATCTTTCACATTTTGTAACGCGAGAGCAGATGTTCGAACCAAACCAGTATCTTGTTGGAATGAGGCTTGGCGCATCGTCCGACCAGTAGTAATTTTTTGCTTACCTAGTGTGACATTGATACAACAATAGCCTACCTGATGTGGCATAACACCTCACGTTTAGAGTCATACTGTAATATAACACCCTATTATGTAGTTGTCAAGTCTTCCATTTCGCATTGTTTGAATGCCCACGCCCGTTCCCTACATTGCCAACAAACAGTACACCTGCCAATTGCTTGTTCAGTACATGTATGTGTGAGTGATAGTAAATCCAGTAGATTATGCGTCAAATATAGTTGAACAATATCTATTTTAGTTAAATGAAATAGTGGATATTTAACCGTATGGTGGGGATGTTTCACTCTAATAGGTCCTCCTGGCAATTCATTTTCAGGATAGATGTTATCTCCAACATAAAAAACATCAGCTAAATTGTGTCGAATAACACGGGTTAATGCATCTCCTATAATTCTATCATGGGGCAAATTTGGATTTCCGATAATAATAGGATCATTTATAGATATGTGCAATCTGTTGGAAATCCAGTTTACTATAGGTTGGACATACAAGGAAGCTCCATCATGCTTGGCAACTGTAAAAGGTTGAATACATGATGCAGCTTCTTTTGTTACAAGATATAACATTAATGCACTGTCCATTCCGCCTGACAATAGAACTCCTATTTTTCTATTAGACGGATGTACAAAATTCATTGACATTATTTTTTTGTCTTTTTAGGTTTTCGAAGATGAGGTTTCACGCGAACTTTTTTCACAGTGCCTGTTTTTTTATTCTTCACCTTACGCCAAACTTCAGCAATATATTTATTAGCCATTATATTTTCTTAATTATAGTAAAGAAAAATCCTGACGGCGTGCTTGTTCCTTTAATGCGTCAACATGACTTTTGCCCAATTCTATTGCCATCTTCATCACCTCTGGGATGTTCTCCGGAGTGAGTTTTATTTCGTTCGGGTGCATTATAACTCTCCATGTTAGGTAGTCCACTATAGTTACAAATTTGTTCTGGAATTTCCTGCTTAAATATCATATCCCAATTACTTTCAAATCTATCTCTGTTTACACTTAATGGTCTAGGGGTGTCTCCTTTTCCATTCATTTTATTTCTCCAAAATATTCCACTGACAATGTATCATATAAAGAGTGAAAATCATGTGCATCGTGTAACATATCTTCATCTGATATTTCAAATGGAGTATACCCGTGTTTACTTTTCATAACGGGCAATTGTAAAGTTTGTTGTACTTCATTTGGATTATTTATGATAAAAGTATCCGTGAACTGATAATCACATTGCTGTTTAAATGTCATATGACGAACATAGTAATCAAATCGTTGTAATATATCTTCTTTCGTAATTACAACTGTTGCTTTATATCGCTGTCGGGCATACTTGTTACCAAACGTGTCCGTCTTTTTTGCCACCAATACCTTTAACACCTGCTTCCGTAAATCGCTGGGTTCAATAAACACCGTCTTATACTCAGACTGTAAAATTCTATCTACCATTGAAAAATCATGATTGGAGATAATTTTAATCAATGGCAGGGGAGTTTGCTGCATGATAGTTGCAAACGTCATCTCAATTCCTTCGGGGGTGGTGTACCGAGGATTGAAAGTAGAAAATTTTGATGTGTGTTGATTTATTACAACGCGAGGTTCTATCATTATTAAACTATTAAATAATAGTTCATGTGCGGAAGTGGACGCAGTGCGAGGCAAAGAAATGATGCAATACACTATTCTTTATCTAAACCAAAAGTAATGTTATTATACCACACTCGTTCGTGGAAATAATACAACACCATTTTAGTAAACACCTCAACCCCGCCAATCGACAATCCCAGTTTCCAATTGCCCGTGAGTACTCCAGCAATCAACATAGTGTCTATTGTCCCCAATATGCGCCAACTAATCGCCTTCATGACATGTCGTTTACGTTGAACCATTACAGCCCCATGCTCTTACGAATATCGGTGGCTGAAATGGATTCAACATCGGCACCAAGATGAAGTTGTTCCACCTTGTACCCCACATCACGTCCATAATACACGCCGGTGATATTAGGTACTTGTATAATGTTAAATCGTCCTGAATACTTGTCATCAAGCACTTCAACGATTCTTTCATACACTTGCCAGAAGTCAAATGGATTTTTTTCATCTGTATTATGTGTGTCACGAACACAAATTAACACTTGTCCTTCTTTTTCAAGGATGGTCTCAAACAGCTTCAAATGGCCATCATGAAATGGCTGAAACCTACCAATCATCAATCCTGTTGGCTTCTTCCAATCAAATGCCAAACGTGGTCTCAACACCTTTGCAATGATTTCATCCGCCTGTGTTTGTACATCACCCCATTCACTCACCGTCCAATCGGAACGTGCAGGCGGTTCAAAAATCTTATTGGTATCTTCAAATCTCCCAGCGGTAATTGTGTCCATGAACACAAGAAAATCAGGTTCGAACCTTTCTAATGTTTCTGCGGTAGGGCATACAAAGTCTGATACCGTATATTCTGTTTCTGCCTGAACAGACAACCGATACATACGATCTGCTTGACGCCGCCTACCTTCTTCTGTGAAATCCCAATCATTAAACATTTTTCTGACTTCATCTGCATTGAAATATGCAGCATTCAACTTTTCAGCTAATACTTTTGCCAGTGTGGTCTTACCTGAACCAGGCAGCCCCATAACTAAAATTCTCATACTTTCTCCGGTGAAGTTGACCAAATTATAGTGTTCAGTTTATACTTATACTCACTTCGAATTTTTGTTTCTACAAATTGTTTGAAGTCGTGCCCGTTGTGAAATGTGTGAGTTACTCCACGATGCACAACACCAAACACATCTACTTCTTCCAATACATCTATTTTATTAATAATTAAATCGGTGACATCATTTACATGCATGGCTTGAACAACATCATCTACATGTAGCCAGCGAACCTGCCGCTTTCTCCCGGTGGTTGCACCAAACTCTTGCCCTACTTCTTGAATGGCGGAAAATATTGAGGTGTCCTCGGTGTAATGTGTTTTGAATCCTGAATAGGTTTCATACGCCTTCATCACGCCATATACATTTCGCCATGTACGAGGTGCGACGCCATTCAGTGCCACGGCACCTGTTGTGCAATGTGAACTGGTGACATAGGGATAATCACCCCAATCAATGTCAATTTGAAATCCCTGGGCACCTTCACATAACACATGTAGCTGTCTATCCAACTGAAAGAAATACTGTGCAATGTCAATGACACTATATGGCTGGGTGAAATCATTGAATTTCACTACATCACCCAGGCGCTGTCCTGTTCGAGCATACTTGTCCCGATATGTGGGCCCTATGCCTTGGCGAGTGGTGCCAATTTTATTATCTTGCCCATCTTCGGCAATGTGGGCGGGCGATGTCACGTGGCATCGTTTATCAATGTAAATGGTGGTCTCAAATCCTAATTTCTTCAACATGTGAATTTCATCCGTCAGTGCAGGAATATTCACCACACACCCAGGTCCAATGATGCAGGGAATGTTGTAGAACACACCCACGGGCACTTGATGTGTCACCACCTTTTGTCCTTCATGATAAATGGTGTGCCCTGCATTGGCGCCGCCATTGAAGCGAAGCACATAATCATATGAATTATGTTTTGCCAAATGATGCGACACCTTGCCTTTGCCTGTGTCACCTGCCTGTAAGTCAATCACAATGTCTGCATGTTTAATCATAATATACCCCTGGATGAAATTATGCTGAGAAACTTGACCCGCATCCACACCCGCCCGAGGCGTTGGGATTTTTAAATGTGAATCCAGATTCAGTCAATGTTTTGACATAATCCAATTCGGCACCTTCAAGATATTGCGCCGAAAAAGGATCAACTAAAATTTTCACATCCTCAGACGCATCAATGGTCCAATCATCTTCCGCGGCGGCATCTTCTAACAGAAGTGTATATTTAAATCCTGAGCACCCGCCAGGCTGCACGCCCATGCGGTAATGTTGAACATCCTGCTCCTTATTGGCGCGGAGTTCGGTAATGGCATTATCTGTTACGTGAATATTCATTATCTACCTCGGTTCACAAACCGAATTAATGTTTGTACTGCTTCTTTATTTTCGGGACGAACAAATTCCACACGACCCGCCGTTTTATGATCATACACCATGGCGCCCACATATTTCTGAACACCTGAACACCCCACACAGGTTTGCGTGTCCGGGAGAACATCTAATCGTGAGCGTGGAATGAATGATTTACACCGAACACATGTACGCATATTCTTCTCCGTGAAAAGATACAAATGAAATATATCAGTATTTCAGATGTTTGTCAAGTGTTAACCAATTTTTTCTAATGTAAAGTTTACAAATCCCTGCTTGGCATCCAAGTCGGTATAGGCACTCTTTCTACCTGTTATTTTAATCTTAGCATCACCCGCTTTGATCAAGGCAAAATGGAGTTCACCTTTTTTTAACCGTGTTAGGTCTATATTGGCTTGATAGAAATTTTTACCACCTAAAACATTATGCATAATTTCCATACTTTTCGTATCATTTTGTAAGTTATCAGCAATCACCTTACAGAAAAACACTGTAGTAGAATTATCAATATTCAGTTTTGATGTTCGATCCTGGCGCTCATCAATTTCACGCACCAATGCTTCATATGCTACAGTCACTGGCGTAGAATATTCACCTGGGTCATACTTTTTGAATTCTTCATATACCGAGTATGACTTGGGTATAACTGTGCTTGGAATTTTAAGAATATCCCGTACACCTATTTCATACACCAATTGTTTGGTTTTTAAGGTGGCCTCACTCGTCATGTTTATACCCTTGGCATATTCATACATTTTCTTGAGATAACTATTGCTCGTATTCACCAGGCTTGGATTATTCAAGATTGTAGTAAACACAGCTGTAAAGAAGCTCGGCGCAGCCCCCCCTCCTGATTTACTACTGATAGGAATAAACTTCTTGTCTTGTGTATAAAATATGGAATCCACCATTGGAAAGGAATCTTTCAGCGGCACATAGAACTTTGTGATTCTCTTTCCTGCGAACGGATTATAACCAGTCATATTAATTTTATTTTCAAATAATCCAATAGCAATCAACAGTTCACCAAGATACTTAGAAAACTCTTGCTTCGCACTATCAGAAACCAAAGGTAACCAGTTCACCGTTCGTGTATCATCTCCTTCAAAATACTCTTTGACAGATGTGCGAAAATCTGCATGTTCCTCGCCGACTTTTTTCAAGAAGTTGTCAAGAATAGTTTCACGTAGTTGTTTGGCAGAAGTAAATACGGCACATTTAACATTTTCAAACCCCATTAAATTAATCTCAACAGTGGGGGCACCTGCAACCATGTGCACACTTTGTAAGTTAAACCTCACCTTGTCCCCGTCACCGAGTATTGTGGGCTTACCAATGTTTCCCATGCAAAACTTGTGGGGGGTGGCATCCATGACCAGTGATAAGCTCAATATAATTTCCTCACGGGTGCCATGGACATCTTGAAGAAACTTCTCTAACGTATCACGATTTTTCTTGGTGTCAAGAACCTGAAAATCATGTGCCTGTGACGTTGGGACCTTGACTACTTTAACGGGGGTGTTGTCTGTTATACTGCGATAACAGACACCATACGCATAATCCCCATATTTCTCGGGATTTCCTTTTTTCGTTTGCTTAATCGGTTGCATGAGTGATGATGTCGTAATAGAAGCGATTGCTATCTTCTGTGGAATATTTAGGGGTGTTTTCCACACGATATTTCTTGTCCGACAACAATCGGTGCACCACCAAGTCTTTTTTCACGGTGAAGCTGGGATCAAAGAAGCGCATTCTGTTGTTGGGTTGTATGGCGAAATGTCCTGAATCCAACTTGATGACATGCCCACATTTATGATTGTCGGCGGTCTCGGCATAGCCATAGCGCAGTTCCGAGTAATCTCCCTGTGCCCAATCTATCGTGAACAGATATTCCCCTGCATGGGGTGTGTTGTCTCGGTCATAATACACGCAACTCAGGGCGCTCAACGCGGCAAATGTCGTGACACTGACATTGTAACTGAAGTTGTTCCAAAGTTGCAATTGCTCCAAGTCACGATGCTCACAGGGTTTCCAGCATAAGGCGCTCACGGGCACACCCCACCACACACCCCCGTCTTCCATGAGAATGGTGAACAACGTGGCTTCTCCAGGACGACTGATGATGCCAAACACAATGCACGGGTGAAACTCGCCCTGACCCTGTTCATGATTTTGCAAATATTCACTTCGGATGAAACAATTCATCACTGGGATGTTGCTATTTAAATAGGCCATTTTCCCTTGGGACATGCCTCGACGCCGGGCTTGGGACTATACACTTTCTTTTGTATGGGGCATCCGCAGGCGGCACAGGTCCATGTGCGCAGCAGTGCCTGCCAGGTGCGGTGCTCACACCCGTCACACACCTGGGCGCGCTGTTCGGCGATCCGGGCATGTTCGGGCGTGGGGTTCCTGGCGCGGTGCCATGACACAACAATTTCAGAAATGTCAGGTATCTTCATATCTCGTTCCTCACGCAGTTGACAACAGCATTCATACAGTATTTATTCATGTCCCAGGACGAGACCATGGGGATTCGTGTTCCGCCGATTTTTGCGTCACCAGGCGCGATGACATCCCTGGACGCGCCCCATGACCGCCACCGTGACCTGGTCTCCGAATCGCGGATGCATATCACTCCCGGCGTAGTAATCACGATGGGTCATGAACGCGCGCACCATGCCTCCCCCCATCCGCGATTTCCTAATGTCCCAACACACCGGACGCCCATAGCGCGGTGTCACGGGTATGCCCAACGTGCTGCTCCCAGACACATAGTCACCATCCACCTGTCCTTCCCAGAATGTATCACTTTCAATGCGCACAATGTATCCTGATGTGTTGGGCGCCATGATGTAATAGGGCACACATGATGTGAGGATGAACATACTGATCACGAGGATATATGATTTCATACG